TAGTTCTTTCATTGCCACGGACTAGGACCTCCTAGTTGTTCAATGAGTCTGCGTAGTGAGTGCTGACATCTACGATCTGCAGTAGAGATAGCGCACTCTAACTGCCCTGCTATCTGTTGCAGTGTGTAGTTATCAAAATGGCGTAGGCGTAGTAACAGTTGGTCTTGTACATCTAGCTTCAAGTAGCAACGTTTAATATCAATCAAGGTAGCAAGCAGGTTGCCACCCTCTGATGGTGATGACTTACCCTTGGGCTGTCCATCCTGAATCATCTGCTGTATCTGTTCTAATACTGTGCCATCTACAACGGATGCAATAACAAAAGGTAGCAGCTGACCTAGCCCTGCGCTTTCATAGTAAGCCTCATCAGTTGTCTGATACCCAGACTTCAACGCCTTCTCTTTGCGAGCATAACGTTCTGCCACACGCCTCATCTGATAGGCGATGCGAGACTCATTGTGCTTACGCTTTTCTTCATCAGGTTCTAACATCTGTTCAGTGATGTATGCAGAGCGACCAGTAGCCCACGCCATACACTCTTGCTTGATGTCATCACGCTCAACGTAGTTCTTATACCTGCGGTAGATCGTACCTGCTACCGAAGGAACCAAGTCGTAAACGACTGGGTGCAACTCAGTCATCGCATCACCACAACTGCTGATGGGAACGGAGCGGAATTACGCTGGTCCCCAAACTTGAGGCGACCTCTAATGAATTCGATTTCATACGCAATGCAATGCTCGTGCCACCAGGAAGTGTCAGTTCTGGAGGGAACCAGCAATACCACCGTGCAGCCCTTCTTGCTTTCATCTTCTGCTTTAGTAACCCAATCCTTGATCGTGCGTCCGTACGGTGGGTTAAGCCACACGGCCCCACCGTTACTATCGCTAGCCCAGTCATTACGAAACGCATCTCGACGCGCTTGCTCAGGGTGGTCGGGGCCGTACCAGTTGCTGGGTACAAGAGTGGATGATTGCAGTGCTGCTGCGTCCAAAGAAAAATTAAACGTGCTGTTGTATCTATCAAAGAAAGATCGTGGTGTAGTCCACGTATCATCGTTGGAGGTTTTGAAAGTATCAGTTTTGTAAAACCCTTCAGTCACTTTCAACCTCTGGCCATACGCCATCGAGTACCATCATTGCAATAGCTGAGTAGTTCAGTAAGTCTAAGAAAGAATCACGCAAGGACTCGTTGCTTGGCTTAACGCCTGAGTCTAATAGGTTATTGATGCGAGCTATCTTGTCCCACATACGTACACGCAGACCATTAAGTGGTCCACCTGGTGAGTGAGCAATGTTCTTTGGGCCGTAGTCGTGGTGCTTACGCACCAATAGATTGCCAGCCTGATCCATAATACGCCAGACATCAGCGATAAAAGCAGCATCTATCTTGTCGGTGTAGGGCGCAAGAGAAGTGTCTCTGTTTCCATATTGATCTCCAGGATCTGGAAGCCCATATGCTGCAAAATCTGTACCATTTGTAGCCATTCGTCTTTACTCACCCTTCGATTCACCCACTAGTAAAGCACGTGTGGCATCTGCCCCGTGTGCTAGGTAGTAGTCATTGATGTCCATACCTGGTGGTAGTGTAACAATAACTGCATTCAATACCTCGTTAGCAACACGCTTAGCAAACTCAGCTCCAGGATTAGAACCATCCTCCTTGATGTCATTGTCACCAACAACATAGATAGTTTCGTACCCCGCAAATAGTTTAGGAAAGTGTGCCTTCCAAGCAGCAACTCCAGGTACACCCACTGCTGGAATACCTAGCATTCCGCTAGTAATAACAGCATCTAGTTCACCTTCACATACAACAATGTGTGGTGAATCTAAAGTGATATCACATACGTTATACAGGTGTGCCTTCTGCCCTGTCGGACTGCCGTACTTAGGCTTGCCATCATCTATGCGCCTGAACTTAAAGCCAACACAACTACCACTGGCAGTGATGTATGGAATAGATAGCCAACCCTCGTGCATCTCGTGACCATTGAGTGGGTCAGTGACAGTGCCTAGCTGGAACTTAGCAGCTACAAGTTCAGATATCCCACGTTCTGCTAGAACGCTTAGCACCTCTGGACTTATTGCCAGTGCGTAACGCTGCGCCGCTTCCAGCAGCAATTTCGATTGCACGTTTGATGCCATCTACGAACTCCAAATTCTCTAGTATGCAGACAATGTTGACTGCATTACCACCTTTACCGCAGGTCTGACAGTAGTAAAGGTTCTTATCTGCATTGATAGAAGCAGATCTATGCGAGTCATTGTGCATCAAGCACCTGACTCTTACCTCACCTGTGCCACCGCGTACCTCACCACCAAAGAAACTAACAATAGGTTCTATTGGGATTGAGTTTGCTTCAACACGCTTGCTCTTGTATGCCCTGGACCAGTCTTGTGCTGACATACACACCCCTTATCATCGCACTTGTCGTGCCAATTAGATGCTCGCTTGTAGTGAGTAAGTGTGTTCTCTTCCCCAGCCTTATGACAGTTCTGGCAAATCATTTTCTGCTTCTTCTGCATCTGCTGCAGCAATAGCTGCATCAATGATTGCATCAAGTTCTTCTGCTGACTTCGGTACTAATATCTCTGACGTTGTTATTTCTCCACCTGGTACTGGCATTACTGTTTCTCCTTTAACCATTGTGCTAGGTCTTGAATGACCCAGGCTTGTTCTATTGAAGCGTTGCGACGCTTAACTACAACATAAGACAGAGGGACTTCCCCAAGTTCTCTTGCCTTGGCGTAGTTAAGCGCCTCAACTTGTGCTTGTCTCCAAAACTCAGGCAGGCTGAGCTTGGCTGTGTTCTTGAGTTCTAGCACGTACGTCTTCCCCGATACCACGCACACTAGATCCCCTTCGTCGTCTTTGCCTGCCAGCCGTAATCGTTCTGCCAACACACCAAGACCACGAAACCATTTCATTACATCAATCTCAAAGGCAGCGCCTTTGGCTTTGTTATACTTCGGACTGCTCATCTAGCTTTACTTTGTTAACTGCATAGACTTGAACACCATCTTCTTCTTTAACTTCTACTATGCCTGCTTGAATTAACAAGGAAGCAAAGGCAGCAAAGTCTTTCTCTAGTTTCTGCATACGATTCTTTACGTACTGCATCTCTGTGTTAGCCAACGTTGTACCCTCCCTGGTATCCAGCCATAGCATCTCTCCTTAACATCCAACCAAACTCATCTTGGTCACCGATCTGACACGCTGCATAGTTTACTAGAAGCGTTGCATAATCAGAAGCATCTGCTGTGTGTGGCCCAAAGCGGTTCTTAACAGCAGCTACTCCCAAGGTGTTCTGGTTGGGATCATAACCCAGTGTAAGTATCAATGCAGGTAACTGACTGACCTTACCGTGAATAGAACGTCGTGCAGGTGGCTTGCTTGGGGAACCATACTCTGATTGCTCAGAGACGTGGTGCAGTACAAGTACACAAGCCTCAGTCTTACGTGCCATATCGTGCAACTCCATCATAATTGCACGCAGCCCTGACCATTCATTGTCTGTCTCTGCTGCCACGTTCATTAGGTTATCTATGATGATAAGTTCCGGTGCGATTCCGTAGAGTTCTACGTACGCTCTTATCTCTAGCTCAAGATCATCTATTGAAGGTGACGAATCAAAGACCCATTTGATGTGGTCTATCTTTTGGAAATGCTGGTCATAGTAATGACTACTCCCAGCCAAGTTGTTCTCAACAGTAATCTGTGAATGACCTGATGTATGCGAAGCTGCTCGCATCATCACGGTGGCTGTATCAGTATCGGCTGAAAAGAATAATGTAGGCACCTTTGCTTTGATTGCATAGATCAATGCGAACATTGACTTACCAGCATTAGGTGCTGCTGCGACCATACATACTTGCCCACGTCGAAACTTAATCTGCTTGGCAGCTAAGCCAGTCCATACGTCAGGTAATGGTGTGGCTTTGGTAAGCACACCACCCCACGCACGGGACAGATTAAGCAACGTTATCCTCCTGATTGATTCTGATACCTCTTTGACGTCTGATACGTCTGCGGTCTAAATCTGCTAGACCACCCCAGATGCCGTGTATTTCCTTGCGGATACCCCACTCAGCACACTCAGTCTGGTGAATACAGGAATGACAAATAGACTTAGCAAACTTTGCATCTGTTTGGCTAATGCCACCCTGCTCTTTTTCAGGGAACCAAAAGTCCCCACCTACTGTTGCACAACTTGGCGACTCAAATTCTTCTGGTCGCCGCACTAGCTAGCGAACCCAGATAGGTTCGCACTTGTCTGCTGCACCCTTTGGTGCTGCACACATATAGCCCTTCCAAGGTTTTCCTGCTGCGTTCACACCTTCACGGAATGTCATTGCACCGTGGCGACAAGCATTGCTGCTACTCGTTGGTGCTGGTGCTGATTGCACGGGGCTTGCATTGAATGACTGTGCGATTGCGTCTACGGTTGGGGCCGGTTGTGTTGGAACGCCGCCAAGTTCTTTTCCCGTTGACTTGATAAGCGTTGCAACCATAGATAGATCTGTTAGACCTGTTTCTAATTCTGTAACTGTTGCTGCATACAAGTTGATAAGTGTTCCATCATTTAACTTGTAGTTGATCTGATACTTAGTTCCTTCTGTAGCCATTTACTTTCCTCCACTTTGTTTAACAGTTAGTCGCTGACTTTCAGGACCAACTTTCTTAGGGACAAACCCTAATAGTTTTTCTACCTCGCTGCTGTCAACTGACTCACGCCCTTTAACAGTTGCCCAACTTACTTCGATACCTGAATTAGTAGTACCTAGTACTCCTTCAAAGGATGCCTTCAAAGAATCCTGATGTTTTTCTAGCTCTTTAATCTGCGCTGCTAACTGTAAGTACAACAGTGCATTCTTGTCAACATCTGCGTCAGCAATGATTACATCACTGACTGACGTACGTTCTTTTTTTAGACCAACGCATCCCATCTGCCCAGTTGCGTCATAGAACTTGCAGTAATGTTGACAGTAACTTGCATCCTTCTCAGGTGCCGGTACTTCCTTTGCTTCTTTAACAGCCGCTAGCCAACCGAGTGCTTCAAGTGCGATTGATTCGTCATAGTCCTCAGTATGAACCTTGACGTCTCTCTCATCGCCGTCCCTTGCGATAGCCACTAGAGACACTCGGTTGACCGCATAGCCGTTATTAGCTAGGAGGTAGCCATATAGCTGTACCTGCCACCGTTGCTGCATTGATGGAAAGTAAGAAAGGTTCCGGACCTTGCTTGTCTTCCAGTCAATAACATCACCAGTACCTGGTACGAAACAGTCAATGTGTGCTTTCATTCCATTGTATTCAACTTCAGTTTCAATCAGTACATCTGGGTTATCTGCTAACGCTCTTTCAATCTCTGCGTGAATAGCAGTACCCATAATAGCAGCGAGCTTTAACTCGTTCTCATTAGTTTCAGGTTGATTGTTAAGTCGGTACCACACTTTACGGCGACAGCCACCTACTTCTGATGGACCAATCTGTACCTGTGTAGATCGTGAACGCTTTGCATCACCTGCACGTAATGCAGTTAGCAATAGTTCTTTTGGATCTGTCACTTC